TATTGCTATGAGCACTCCCTGCTGCCGAGCGAGTTGCAGTTAATGATCTGCGAACCTAACTACCCGCCGGAGTTCGACCTGGAACAGCACTGCGAAGAGATAATGCCTGATGGTGAGGACTATTACTGCTTGCCGCAAGATGTGCGTGATGCTGCTGAGGCGCTGAATAAGGCGCTGAAAGAAAGTGCTCCAGTATCGTGGAGCGCCAGCAATCGCGTGGCAATCGTTTCTGACGACATGCTCAACGACGAGCAGAAGGCCGAAATAATGGCGGAGCGAGCCGCATGAACAAAGCCTCGCCCGTTGATTTGAGGAAGAGCCTCGAAATTGCCAACCACTTGGCGCACATCGGCATTCGCTTCGTGCCGATTCCGGTGGCGACCGAGGAAGAATTCCAGACGCTGGCCGCCGAGCTATCGCGACGGCTTGAGCGGATGGCGGTCGAAGCCGAGAAGAATGAAGGCGGTGCAGCATGAAGGCACTAATAACCAGGTCGCTAATGCGGCCTTTTTTATTGCTGGCGTTCACCTTCAACCGAATTAACCGACAGTTCCTGGAGCATTGACCATGGACATCATCGACACAGCAGCAGAGATTGAAGAGCTTCAGCGTAACGCTGCCCTTTCCGCTCATCGCATCGACCACAACGCAGTATCAGCAACGCATTGCTCCGATTGTGGCGAGGATATTCCAGACCTGCGCCGAATGAAGGTGCCGGGCTGCCAGCGCTGCGCGTCGTGCCAGCAGGATGAAGAATTAAGAATGAAGACGGGGAGGATGTGATGGGGAAAATGACGTTCGTCTTTGAATATGAGGACGGCAAAGAGCCGCCGGTTAGTGCTGGCATGGAATTTATGGGCGGGAAGATTGTTGCAGCAGCTTTTCGTGATGCTCTCGAAGAGCCAGAAGTATGTGATGAGATTGTGCCCGACCCTGAATGGCTGGAAAAAAGCCTCAGCCGGTTATGACGCAACTGATAGCCAGTTATGAGCTGGCTATTGGGTGCGAAAGCACTGCTCCGTTATCCCTTTTGCCCGGCCCCGCGCCGGCTTCTTTTTGCCTGGAGAAAACCATGAGCGATATGATTCAGCTTGTCCCCAATAAGTGGGTATCAGAGAAGGTTCTGATGGCGATTACCGGCCTGACCAAAAACGCGATCAGATTAGCCAGAGAAACGTCATGGATGGAGGGAAAAGAGTACCGCCATTACTCATGCGACTGCCAGCCGAAGGACAACTCCCCTATCCTCTACAACCGCCACGAAGTCGACAAATGGGTTGAGCGTCAGCAACCCGCGATTCCCCGCAAGAAATCTGCTTAAATACCCCTTCGATTAACCAAAGAGGAAGATGCATGAAGTATCCAACCGGGGTTGAAAACCACGGGGGCACGCTGCGCCTGTGGTTTATCTATAACGGTGTCAGGGTAAGGGAAAGTCTTGGTGTACCTGATACGGCGAAGAACAGAAAGATTGCCGGAGAGCTGCGTACAAGCATTGTCTACGCAGTAAAGACGGGAACTTTCAACTATGCATCACAGTTTCCAAACTCCCCTAACCTTCAGCGATTTGGTGAGGTGAGTAAGGCGCTAACCATAGGAGAACTTGCAGAGAAGTATTTATCACTTAAAGAGACTGATGTCGCATCAACGTCGATTAAGACATACCGGACGATAATCAAAAACGTTCTGCTCATTCTCGGTGAGAAGACAATCGCATCGTCGATAAGTAAAGAAAGGATTCTTGAGGTAAGGAAGGAATTGTTGACCGGTTATCAGCTTCCGAAAACTCAGTATGTAGTTACTGAGCCAGGGCGTTCTGCTGTGACGGTCAATAACTACATGACTAACCTTTTCGCCATCTTTCAGTTTGGCGTTGAAAACGGGTATCTCGATGACACACCATTCAAGGGAATATCGCCACTAAGAGAGTCACGAGTCGTACCGGATCCGCTATCAAGGGAAGAGTTTGTCAGGCTCATAGAGGCGTGTCGCAGTCAGCAAGCAAAAAACATGTGGTCTCTTTCTGTATACACAGGAATCCGACCGGGCGAGCTGTGCGCTTTGGGGTGGGAGGATATCGACCTTAAGGCTGGCACGATGATGATAAGGAGGAATCTGGCGCAGGATAAATTTACCGTTCCCAAGACTCAGGCGGGAACAAACAGGGTAATACACCTTATCGAACCTGCAATTGAAGCTCTGAAGAGCCAACTTGAAATCACCAGGCTTGGCAATGAGCACATGATTGATGTTCACCTTCGAGAGTACGGTAAAAAAGAGAAGCACAAATGCACGTTTGTTTTTCTCCCATCCGTAACTTCAAGAACGGGTTTATGTGGCGATCACTTCACGGTCGATTCGGTCAGGCAGACATGGGATACGGCAGTCAAGCGCGCAGGCATTCGTCACAGGAAATCATATCAGTCACGTCACACATATGCTTGTTGGTCATTGACGGCTGGAGCCAACCCTGCATTCATTGCTTCGCAAATGGGTCATGCTGATGCGCAGATGGTTTTCCAGGTTTACGGGAAATGGATGTCAGAAAATAACGATGCGCAGGTAGCGCTTCTGAACTCAAAATTGAGTGAGTTTGCCCCATCAGTGCCCCATGCAACATTAAGAGCTGTATAATTCCCTTCTGTTTCATAACG